GGCTGCGGCCGCCATCCTGAGCTACGAAGGTCTTTCGATGGAAAATGCCGCTTGACATCAAATGGCCGCATGGCCGATTATTTCCCCATCCTGTCATTCCTGCGCGTTGCTGAGGAGTGGCTAACAATCTGTCATAAAAGCCCGGCCGTTGAGCTGGGCTTTTTGTTATGCGCTCCTTATGGCAATCTGGCATCAGTCAAGATAAGGAGTTGTATATGACGAGATTCAACCAGCTACTTGAAGCTTACGACACCGCGTATTCTGATCGTCAGGCGTACTGGGACGCCGTCCGTAAGGCTATTCATGTGTTCGCAAAGGAGTTTCGCGAGTACCTTGGAGTTGAGGCTGATCAGAAGATTGACTTCAAAGGGAAGGGTTCGACGAAGGTGCTCAGCATCGGTGGGTTCAACAGCCTAGGTGCTTTCGAGAACCAAGCATTTGACGAGTGGCCGCGGACGAAAGATTCGGTTCAATTCGCTCTCAAACTTGCCTTCGGCAATGACCCCTCTGGGGAAACGCCGACCCAGGTCGTTTACAGGCTCTCGATTAAACAAGGCGAGCATGATGATATTTTCGAAGTGCGGGTGATCAGCGACTTTGACGCCTTTGAGACGAAAGGTCCGTCTTTCCAGGCTCTTTGTGAACATCTATGGCAAGAGACCCTACGAATGTTGCAACCTCGTAAGTAACAGACAAACCCGCCCGCTGGCGGGTTTTTTTATGGAGCAAGTAAATGGACCCGACCGACCTCGGCCCAGGCACAGCCACCTGGCTGGGCGGTAGTGGCATCGTCGTGACTGGCGCGCTGCTCTGGGTGCGCCGCTTTCTGTCCAAGGACGCTGCCGATCGCGCCATGGATAACGCCGACATCGGCACCGTTCGCCGACTGAATGAGCTGCTCGACTCCGAGCGCGAGGCCCGCAAGCTTGCCGAGACCCGCGCTGATCAGTTCGCCAAGGAGCGCAACGAACTTGCAGCAGCAGTAGGGCGGATGGAGGGAAAGATCGAAGCCCTCACCAGCCAGGTGGGCCAGCTCACCGAGAAGGTGACCACCCAGAGCGCCGAGATCTCCCGGCTTCGCTCCCAGCTTGGAGGCACAGCCTGAGATGGACAAATGCGCAATTGAATTCATTGCTCGTCGCTGGTGGCGTCGCGCTGAGGTCTGGGTCATCGCCATGCTGCTTATTGCAGGCGGTGCAGTTCTGGGTTGGCAGTCTGCCTACTGGGCGATGGCTAGCACTCAGGCCAACCAAGTGGATGAGATCCGCCAGGCCTACGATGCCGCCATGGCCGAGCGTGACAAGCGCTTGGACGAACTGACCAGCAAGACCGAGAGCGCCGCGACCAAGGCCTCGAAGGCTGCAACCACTGCAACCCAGGCGGCAGACAAGGCCGACGAGGCACTCAACCGAGTGACGCAGTGATGGCTCGGCTCAAAACGTTGGGTTCAAGGATCCAGGAGAACGCAGGGTTGCGGGTCAAGGTGATAATGCCCGGCAGCTGGCGAAGCGGCATGACCAGCTCCCAGCGCGGCTATGGGTACAAGTGGCAGCAAGCCCGAGAGCGGTACCTGCGCGACAACCCGCTATGCATCTACTGTGAGCGGAACGGCCGCACGACGGCCGCAAAGGTGGTCGACCACATCACTGCTCACCGTGGGGACATGACTCTCTTCTGGGATCAGGCCAACTGGCAGAGCCTCTGCAAGCCTTGCCACGACTCGGTCAAGCAGGCCGAGGAGACAGCTGGCCTGTGCGGATGAGTCATCCGCAGATCGGCGAAGTCCATCCCAGCGGCATCGAAGCACGTCAGTGACGTGCTTCGAATGGGGTAGGGGGGTCAAAAGCTAGGGATTCTCATCTAGCTAGACCGCCTCCGACCCCACGTAGACATTTTTCTCCCCCCTAAAGGTTTTTGTTAATGGTGTTAACAGACAAACAGCGACAGTTTGTTGACGCTAAGGCCCGGGGCGCGTCCAACAAAGAAGCAGCGGAAGCCGCGGGCAGTAAGCCCTCTGCGGCTGCCGCAGCTGGTTCGCGCTGGGCCAATGATCCGAAGATCGCATCCGCAATTCTGGCTCGTAGAGCAGAGCTCAGTGTTAACCCTGAGCCGAGAAAGCGGCGCAGCAAAGCGAAGGCCGATGAAGCCAATGAAGACCCCGTCGAGATGAACGAGGCCGACGGCGAGTTCCTGAGTTGCCTGCCGTCAACCGACGACCCGCTGGTGTGGCTGCTCGCGCTGATGAATGAGCCTCGAGCAAAAGTCTTCGACCGGCGCAACGCCGCGCAGACCGCGGTGCCGTATATCCACGGCAAGAAGGCCGAGGCGGGCAAGAAAGAACAGAAGGCGGAAGCTGCGAAAGAGGCCGGCAAGGGCAAGTACTCCCAGAGCAAACCGCCGCTCACTGTCGTCAAGGGGTGACGCATGCTTTGGACCACGGCCTGCCCGGATTGGTGGCGGCGCTTGGCTGCCAGCGAATCGATCATCCCTGAACCGCTGTTCCCCCAGGAGGCTGAAGAGAGCCTTGAGGTTTTCAAGGGGCTTCGCATCGTCGACGCCCCGGGCAGTCCAACTATCGAGAGTGCATGCGCACCTTGGGTGCTGGCTTTCGCTGGGGCTGTATTCGGTAGCTACAACAGCGAAACAGGCGAGCGCCTGATTCGGGAGTTCATGCTTTGCATCCCGAAGAAGAACAGCAAGTCGACCATCGCCGCTGCAATCATGCTGACGGCCCTGGTCCGCAACTGGCGGATGTCGGCGGAGTTCATCATCCTCGCTCCGACTAAGGAGATTGCCGACAACGCCTTCGTCCCAGCCAAGGACATGGTCAACAACGACGAAGAGCTGAAGGACCTGCTGCACGTGCAGCCACACCTTCGCTTGATCACTCACCGCGAGACGGGCGCCACGCTGAAGGTCGTCGCCGCTGATAGTGACGTGGTGGGCGGCAAGAAGGCCGTTGGCGTGCTGATCGACGAGGCCTGGCTGTTTGGCAAGAACCCGAAAGCCGCCGACATGATTCGGGAGGCCACCGGTGGCCTGCTGTCCCGACCTGAAGGCTTTGTCATCTGGCTGACCACTCAATCGAACGAGCCGCCGGCCGGGGTGTTCCGGTCGAAGCTGAATTATGCCCGCGGTGTGCGTGATGGCCGCATCAACGACAATCGCTTCCTGCCGATCATCTACGAATTCTCGAAAGAGATGATCGACAGCGGCGCCGCGCGCAAGCCCGAGAACTTCCACCTGGTGAACCCAAACATGGGGTTCTCGGTGGATCGCCCCACGCTTGAACGCCTGTTCATGCAAGCGGAAATCGACGGTGAAGCGGAGTTGCGTGGTTTCCTGGCCAAGCACCTGAACATCGAGATCGGCCTGGCCCTGATGTCGGACGCCTGGGTAGGGGCAGAGTTCTGGGAGCCGCAGGCGGCCACCTGGCTCAACCTGGAGCAGATTCTTGAGCGGTGCGAGGTCATTGACGTGGGTGGTGATGGTGGCGGCCTGGACGACTTGCTCGGGCTTGCTGTCATAGGTCGAGAGGCTGGTACGAGACGGTGGTTCCACTGGGCGCATGCCTGGGCGCACCCCTCGGTGCTTGATCGGCGCAAGTCCGAAGCACCCAGGCTCAAGGACCTCGAAGCGATTGGCGATTTGACCATCGTCAAGCGAATCGGCGATGACGTCGAGCAATTCGCTGCCATCGTCAAACGCATCAATGAGTCGGGCCTGCTGGATAAGGTCGGGCTTGACCCGGCGGGCATTGGCTCCGTTCTTGATGCCTTAGCAGATGCCGGCGTCGAAGAAGACAAGATCGTTGGCATCTCGCAGGGCTGGAAGCTTACCGGTGCTATCAAGACCACGGAACGCAAGCTTGCCGAAGGCACGCTCCTGCACTGCGGCCAACCGTTGATGGCCTGGTCTTGCGGTAACGCCAAAGGGGTGCCTTCGGCCAACGCCTTCTTGATCACCAAGCAGGCCTCGGGTACGGCCAAGATCGATCCGCTGATGGCTACTTTCAACGCTGTTTCTCTGATCAGCCTCAATCCTGAAGGCCGAGGGGGAATGGACAACTTCATGGCTGGCATTCGGGACCCACTGATCGCATGAACGCATTTCATATTTTCATCGCCTGCGCAGTGGTCGCTTTCTGCTTGGCGTGCAGCGGGGTCTGGATGCTGGCTGGTACCGGCTGGGCTTTGCTGGCCGGATCGCTGAGCTTCTTCTGCATCGCTGGCTTCATCCGCAGAGGGCTTGTCAGTGATTAAAACCCTATCCCAGGCATTGGGGGCTGCTGCCACCAAGCCTTCAGCCAGTATGAGTGAATGGCTGGGCAAGACCATCAAGCTGTCGGATGGAGGTTTCTGGAGTGCCTTCAACGGCGCCCAGTCCAGTAGTGGTAAGTCAGTCA